AAGTTTGATGCTGTTATGATTCCTGTAGAATTTACTGTGGTTGCTTGTAATTGAGTTAATGTTGTAATTCCAGAAACTTTTAGTTGAGTTGCATCAACATAATATGCTGTTGCAATTCCAGATACATGTAAATTTTCAAAGTTAGCACCAGCTCCGCCACCTAAAACATATGTTTTGATATTTTCAGCAGTAATTTTATTATTTGTTCCATTTGCACCATCATCTACAATAAACAGATCAGTATTTTGTAAAGATGTCGTTTCAGAACCACCAGAAATATTTAATTTTCGAATATCAACTGCATTTGTTGATAATCCAATAAATACTTGATTATCACCAACTACGGTACGAACACCGTCTTGCCCACTATAATATACTGTTTGCCCGGTGCTGATTGTATCTGTTCCTTGATCTCCTGCAATATAAAGATCGCTGACAACTCTAGTCCAAGAAAGATTGCCATTATTATCCGATAATAGAAAATATTGTTCTCCTGCTGCTGGACTTGGAGCAGTTCCAGGAAAAGTATATGTCTGTATTCCAGATAAACTATTTGGAGATTTTAATGAAATATAATCTGAACCATTCGATGTACCTTCGACAAGATTTACTGCAGAACCTTGTGTAGAAGTTTCCTTTGACCAATATCTATGAGAACCAAAAAACTTATTTCCTTCTGATGTTGAATTAATGCCAATATACAAATCATACTTGTCTGTTGTAAATCCAGGTTCACCGGCACGAAGTGCCGGAAGATTTTGGAACAGACCTCTTTTAAACTGAATTACTGGAGCACCCATATTGATAACTTAAAACCTAGTTCAAAAATATTTAGTAATTTTCAATATATAACATTATCCAATTAAAATTCTCCACCATCCAAATCAATTCGATTGTCAAGTGCTACATCCAAATAATCTAAAGTTTGAGTACTCATTCCTTGTGGATTTGGATCTGGTGTTGAATCCGTAGAAACTCCAGCCGAAGCATCTAATACTTGATCTGGATTGATAAATTTATATTTTCCAGTAGAAGAATCATAAGATAAAACATATTTATTAGTTCCTTCTCCAATATTCGAAGCATCAACATCCAAAAGATCTGAAAGTTTATCCACTCCTTTTCCTCCATTTGTAGATGAAGTTACTAAACGATCTATTCCAACACCAATATCTGGATCCGCAGTATTGTTTGATATGGATACTAATATATTTGAATTTGATCCTGAGGTAATAATTGTAATATCATCTGCCATTATGATACCGTGCTATTTACTATTACTTGCCCCGTAATTGATTTGGTAGTAATATTATTTGTTGTATTTGTAATTAAAATATCATAATTATATCTACCAGCAGTAATGATTCCTGTTTGATTTGAATTTAATGAAATAGTTAATTTCCCTTGAGTAGGATTTGCATTATATGTAGTGGCAAAACTTACAAAACCTTCCGACTCGCTCCATTTTCTCATTTTTGAAATTATATTATAATTTGTCAAATCCAATGGGCTACCATCTGTTCTTTTCAAACTAAAAGTAGTAGAAAAGTCAGCATCTTGCTCTATGACCAGATTTACGGTTGGTACTGCCATCCAACTTTAGCATTTACAATTATTTATTGTTCTTCTTGATTGTCAATAAAAGAACACCTCTTTTCCCAAGTATCACCACCAATCTTTCCTCTATCGGGATTAATACAATTTTCGTTTCCAAATTTATTACAAACTAAACCAGCTAAATCTAAAGTATTTCCAGGTTTATTTGTTCCTGTCCAAAAATGTTTTCCATCAACAAAAAATGCTCCACATTTAATACAAGATTTAGTTTCCATTTTGAATATTTTTTATAAGTGATTTCAGTAATTCAATTTCATTTTTAAGATTTTCAATTTCATTAAATTGTTTTAATCTTGAATTTCGATCATTTATATACTTATTAAATGCAATTTGATCTGTATCAATTATTGCATTTGTTTTCATATCTCTTTCAAGATTTGAATGTCCTTTAACTTTATATCTTCTCATCAGGCAAGTGCAATCGTTCTAAAATCTTTTATATTTACTGGAAATGCTTGATTTGTTGTGTTTGAAACTACTTTAATTTGAAATGCCGTAAATTGAGGAAGATTATCTGCAGTAAAAGTATAATCTAAAAATTGATCGGCACTACTTGCAGATATTTGAACATCAGATTTTCCATTATTTAAACTTGAATTAATGATATTTTTATTAATATCTAAATTATCATATCCAGGGAATAATTCAAATACTTTATCAATATCAGAATTATCTTTTCTGAATAATCTATAAAGAACTCGAATGTCGGAATAACTTGATCTATATGCTGAAAATAATACCTTTAAAGAAGATGCCGGATTTTCTAATTTTATAATACTTGTAACATATGCCATTTCATGTGGATCATTCGTAATTGAATTTACACGATTATCTAAAGAATAATTTAAAATTGGATTATTTATTCGGTTTGTTGATGTGACTAGTGAGCATTCTGAAAGATCAATTCTTGGTGAAATATTTTCATTTGTGGTATTCAAATTAATTTGCACTTCCAGTGATTTGTTTAAATTTTCCGAAATTTTAGAATTCTCGTTTACTTGAGATGCAATAAGTCTTGGACTATCAAAATTAGTTATACCATTGAGTGATAAATTACTCCATCCTTTGTTTTGAAATGATAATTCAGATCCATCAATGCTTGTTGCAGAAGTAGTTCGAATTTGAGATGATAATGATGATCCTTTTGGATTCAATAGAGAAATATAAGAATTAATTTTTTCAAATTGAATATTCTTAGTTGCTCTTACATTTGCACCACCACCATGAGCATGTGATAAAAATGGATTTGAACTACTAATTTTCACATAATAAGAATCTAATGTAATTTTTGAAGTAATATTTGGATTTACATTTATCAAATTATGAGTTTTATTAATTTTTCTTAAAGATACTCCTGCTAATTCATATTTTTGAATTGAACAATTTTGCAAATAAGTTCTTGCTAATGTTCCATCAACTCCTCGTGTAGTAATTCCTGTAAGTTGAGAACCATTTACTCCAGTATATGCAATAATTTCATCACCAATTATGACAAATCCTGGATTTGACGCACTTACTTGAGAACCCTCAAAGAAATTAAAATTTGAAGTACTTGCAACACTTATATTTTCAATCGAAGTTGCAGAATATCCAATTGATATCTTGGTCGGAGCAACATTACCTTGAATATTTGCTATGGTTACTAAATTATTTGAAGCATGTAGTCCATGAGAATAATGATTAACTCGAAAATGATTTCCATCATATTGATCTGTATTTTGAATTACTAAAGTAGGAACTCTTGCAACTAAAGTTGATCCAATACCAACTCCAACTCCTGCAACTGGAACATATTTAATTTCATCTGAAGTATTAAATTCATCACCAGATACATTTGTGAGTGTAAATGCATTATTATTTGTAGTAATTCCAACTGTAAAGATTAAATCTCTTCCAAGAGTATTATTTCCCAAATTTGCAGTAAGAGTATCACCAACAGAATATGCAATACCACCATTTGTCACACAAACTGATTCAATTAATCCAGATGAAACTGTTACAATACCAACTGCACTGTATCCAATACCACTTAAAGTTGTGAAATTAACATTAGTAAAAATTCCATTTGAATATCCAATACCAGGATTTGTAATTGATAATCCTGTATTTGCAAGACCAACTGCACCACGAAGACTTTCTATAACTCCAGAAGCAGTTGTATTATTCTGAAGAATTTGAGTTCCTACTGTCACAAATGAATTATTAATTGCAGAACTTAAACCAATTGTTACTTTTTTTGGAAAAACTTCAATTGGATTATTGTTTAGAAGATTTCGATTTCCATATAATAATAATGATGGATTATAAAGGGTTAGAGTTCCGGTATCGGTTGTAAATTTTGCTTTATTTGCAATATATTTTAAATCTTCAAGATCCGAAGAAACCCAAGTCGATGCATTTTGGGATTTAAATAAAGATCCTAATGATGGTTGTTTATTGATAATAATTTTTTGAAGTTCTGGAAGACTTGCTGTTGAAATATCTTCCTCACCAACTCTAGATATCCAAACATTATATTCATCAGTGTCTGCTTTTAAAACAAATGCGTATTCTCCAGCACTCAAATAAACTGGAGATTCGAAAATGAATTCTGTTGGTATTGAAGCATCGTTTGAAGTTTTAATTTGAGTGGAATCTAGAGTAACAATTGACCCGGATATTGTATTTTGACTTGGGTATCCATTTTCAACGGTAACAATTTCAAGACTTACTGGAATTCTAGAACTTCTACTATAGAAGAAAATACTGACTGAGGTATAAAAAACTCCAGGATCTTCAGTTACAAAGAAACTTTGAGCAAGAGGATCTGATCCACCAGTTAGAGGTGGTGGAGGAGGTAATCTTCTTATAATCGTTGTTTGAGTGCTTAGAGTTCCTTGTGATGCAAAATTGGCAGAAGCTTGACTTGTAATTTCTCCAGGAATATTTGATATTGTTTTTTGAGAAGAAACTTCGACGGTATTGACTCCATTGTCAAATTTCGGACCAGATATTGGAATATTAATACTTGCAATTAAAGTACCATTATCATCAGAAATTAATCTAATATCTTTTACTGTTGCTTCTGCTCCACTGGTTTCACCAATTAAACTCATTCCTACTGTAACATATCCAAAAAATCTTTGATCAGATTTCATATTTAAACTATTTGTATCAATGTTCAAAACAGTAGTTGTTGAACTATATTGAGATGAAAGTCCTACAGTATCTGAATATGGATTTGAACTATAAACTGAAACTGGACTATTATATGGACCACTCTTATGATTTGGTTGACATAACCTAAATCTAATTTCAGGAACAATATTTGTATTTTGATTTGAATTAACTCTACCAATAACAGTTTCTCCAATTACAAAAGATCCTCTTATTGGAGTAATTTCTAGTAATTTTGGAACTGTATATGTCTGAGTGTCAGACATATCATTTCTACCAAAGAATGAATAAAATTTTGTTCTTGGTTTTAATCGAGTTGCATCAAATGAAATATTTTGAGGTCGTAAATTTTTTATAGAAGTGTTTGTTGTAATAACTTCGGTAGTTCCCCACCCACCATCTACAGTATTAAATCTTCTTTCGACCCAAACATCAGAAGATGGATTTAAATTCATTCTTCCTTGCCAAGTAACAACATTAAATGGATTTACATTTACAACTCTACTTGCAAAAGGTTGTTTAAAATGTTCAACTTCAGAATAAGATAGTGTGACAATATTTTGTTTTTTTGAAATATTCTTTGATGATAGATCATCATAATATGTAATATCAACAGTCGGATCTACAAGTCCTGCGGGACGATTCAAAGCAACTTCAAGATCTATGGTGTCATAATCTATGATGGGAATCATAGTATTATTTTTTATTTCATACTTAATTTTTGGATAAGTCTTATCAGCAACATCAAATGTACTAAAATTGTCTACAACAAAACCAGACTTAAATCTATTCAATCCGGTTGTTGGATCTTCAATTGTAAGATTTTTAGTTTCCTTTTCCAATAATGAAAGTGTGGTATAATATTCTAAATTTTCAATGCGAGTTTCAAGTTTTCCAATATCATTCATCGTATAACGTTTGTTACCTCTAAATTCAATTTTTACATCAGTTTCTGCATTGTATACGAATGGGTTAGAAGTAATTTTTGCTAATTCAAAACTTAAATCAATTGATTCTGGTTCTACCGGAAATTCTGCAGGTATTCCTTTTTTAATAGTTAAACTTGAATCTGCATTTAAAAATAATCTATCAATTCGACCAAGATAAAATTCGTAATCAAAAATAATATTTTCATTTGAAACTAATACATTTGGAGTTGATTGCCCAGATCCTTCAAAATTTCTAGAAAGAAATTCAAACGGTGATAAATTGCCAGAATAATTAGAAACTCTTGGTCTTATATCAATTACATCTGTATTTCGATATGAATCAAATGAGGGAATATTGAATTCAAAGTTTGATTGAATATAGCTACTTGCTGTTATAAGTTCTCCATTATCACTACCATCAATAGTATAATAATCATAAAAAACTTTTATTCTTCTGGAAGGAGATGCTGAGTTTTGTTTTCGAATTAATCTTCCAAAGTCATAATATTCTAATCTTTGTCCAGTATCAAAACTAAAATTATCTAAAATATTTCGATCTCCAAGATTAATTACATTAATATTTGCTGATATTCCACTTTCCTGAAAAGAAATTGTCTCATTTTCTTTGAAACTAAAATTATTTTTATTTACAATAAAAATTTGATTTGTTCCAGTTTTATCAATTACAATTGCACAAGCTCCCGAAGATTTACCAATAATAATTTCGCCAATAAAAATATCACTTACATTAGAATTTGGTCCATTCAATGAAGATAAAATCAACGATGGAATTGTTGGATTTGATGGTGTTGATGATTCAAAAATAGCATGAACATTTACTACATCAGGAACATCTAAAGAAATTTCATCATCTTGAACTCTCTTGCCATATGCAGAAGTATAAGATAACCCATCTAAAATTCCAGTAGAAATTCCAGAATGATTATACTTTGATCCAGTTACTATAATTGAAGCTGCTCGAACTAATTTTTTATTTTTTGATGTTACTTTTGATTTTTGTTGAGTTGTAATTACTGAAACATCTGTTTGAGAAACTTTACTGCATCCAGAAATAGTTGCTCCCTTTCCGCCATTCGTAATAGTAAATTTATCAGAAGATAAAGATTCTATATCTCCATTTGAATATGTTATTATGTACCTTCCATTTTCAAAAGGAGTATATACAAAATCAGTTCCGGAAAGAGAAGGAAGAGTTAATTCTCCAATAGATGAGGTTGATCTACCACCATATTTTTTTCGAATAAAAATATCAGAACGTGTCAAATCAACAGAAGCAATATTCGAATTTGGAAGTTCTGAATATAAAAATCCATTAGTTGCATTATAAAGTTTTGCAGAAACAATTTTAGCTCCACTTATAGTAATTGACGAAGATCCTATTGCTGGTAATGCACCATGAGAAACTCCAATCACACTTGTAGTTGGACCTAACGTAACTATATTATTATTTGTTGAAATTGTTAAAATTTTATTATAAATTGTTGAACTTATTCCTGAAGAATTATATGCAAAAATATCTCCAGTGTTAATTCCAATTGCCCATTTATTATTATTACTGGTTACAGTGGAAACTCCTGCGGGACTTGTTGGAGTAATTGTAAATGATTGACCAGAAAAGTTTTTCTTAATATCTAAAACAATATCAGCACTAAATGTTTGTATACCAACTTCTTGACGAATCGAACGAACATCAGAAATATCAAACTGCCTTACACTGGTTATAATTCTTCCATCTAAAACACCATTTACAATAATTTGCTCATCAATTATAAAATTACCTGCAGTTTGATGCAAGGTAACAGTTGCTCCATTAATTGATCTTATATATCCTCTTGCTCCTGAATTATTGCCTTCAATCAATGCAGGTGATGAAATTGTGAGTGCTTTATTTAATATAATTTCAACATCAGTTTGAATGTCAAAAAGATAAATTTCAAATAATGAAGATGCATTTGAATATGGAAGATCTTTGATCCTATAATCATAGATTCTTGCTCTACCTATAGATTGTCCAGATTCAATTGATAAATTTTTATTAAGTCTAGAATTGCGTAAATCTAAAAATCCTGTTGTTCCCAATCCAATTCCAGGAGATCCATACGTGTTATTTACATATAATAAATTACCTGCTTGAAATGGAATAGAAGAACCTTCAATTTTTTTAGTTGTTCTTGGTTTTTCTAAGTCTATAAATTGATTTGATTGTATTTCGGATTCAAATCCATGAACATATGCTTTTCCTGGACCAACTTGAATCTCCATTAAGTCATTTGATGGAGTATTTCCTTGATCCGTTTTTTGTTCAGGAAAGAAAATTCCAAAACGATTATAACGATTATTAATAGATTCTTTCGATTTTATATCAAATTGCTTGACATAATAATCGCCACTTTCATCATAGGTTCTTCTTGCTAATTCTTTTGAGATTTCACTATAAATTGTTTTGTTAACAATTTTAGATACTTCACCATTTTTTACTCGAAAAAGTTCAATAAAATTTTCATCTTGAAAATCATCAAGATTTTTTTTGATTAAACTTAAATTTATTTGAAATCTATCTGCTCCTGGTGCAGTATAATTTGAAAATCCTGCTGCATTATCATATAACGAATCATCTTCTACAGCAGCTATAATTTCCTCATCAATATAAAATCCTACACGATAGGATGGAGTATTTGTATATTCATCTAAAATTAAAGTTTCATCGGAAACTTCAACAAAAAATCCTCGAACAAAGAAAATTCCAGAAGAAATTGAAAAAGATGATCCTGTTGAAGTTGCATTTGATTGAATACATGTTGCAAAATCGGATCCGGAAGAAATTGTTGTAGTTCCATATACAACATCATCCAAAACAATTAAATTTTCAGCATCTGAAAAAAATGAAGATGAGTAATCTTGACTTGAAGACTTTTGATATTTTACATAAAGTGTAGTTGGTCTATCATCAGTTGATGAAAGAACATTAATTACCTTTGCTGTTATTCCAGATGTTTTTCCAAAAATAAGTTTTCCAATTAATTGCTCATAGTATAATTCTACGGGAACTCCAAAAAATGTGGATTCAATTTTTACTGCATGGTAATTGTTATCATAAGTCAATGATCCCGGAATGACAACGGAACCTTCTTTGAAAAAATGTTTACCAAAACTTTCAATTTGATCCTGAAGTATTGATTGTAAGGTAGTTAATTCCCTAGCCTGAATTGGCTCTCCTGGTTTAAAAAGTACCTTTTTATAATTTTTTCTTGGATCAAAATCATCATAATATGGGCTAATATTCAGATTAGTATTTTGTGGCATTTTTTCAGAACTCTAATACGATTTTAATATCTTCTCTTTGATTTTGGGCCCGTGTTACTTCAGGTCTATTATCAATGTAAATAATTTCTCCTGAATATTTTTGAATTTCAGGATTCGCCAATCCACGTTCATATCTTTGTCCCAAATAATAATTTTTTGTATTTACAGTAGTTGAGATTCCTGTAAACATAGTATCAATTCCAACAACCTCAGTTCCTGTTGTTGTTTGTACTATTATATTTAAATTTCCTCCTGTAGAGGGAGAATTGGTAAATCTATTTAGAGTATATCCATACGTTGGTTTTGACCCAGTAACACTATCAATAGAATATGTTTTATCTTGCCAATATTTTAATGTTTTTGTAATTGGATCATATGAAATAATTTTACCTATAGCAGTTGATCCAACTCCAACAGTTTGTTTAATATATCCATCGTATTGAACCGACATCGTGGTTGTTGCCGCACCAGTAACTCTAATTGCATAAGTAGCAGAAATTGAAGAACCTGTTAATATGGATGTTGTACCATTTGCATATGGATTTTTTAGTATGCCAATTTGAGAAAATTGATTTCCAATTGGAAAATCTGGATTTGTAATATCACTATTTTCAATTCTACTGTATACTAAAACTTTATTTGCTCCTAGTTCTGAATATATGTTTTTTCCATGCCCACCCGGAGGAGGAATAATTACAGAAAATTGTGCTCCACTTCCACTTACAACACTATCTAAATCTAAAGTTGCAAATGTATATCCAGATCCTCCATTTGTTACTTCGACTGAAGTTGGTTTTCCATCAAAGAAAGTAACAGAAGCTAATCCATCTCTACCATCTCCTCGAATCGGAACATTAGACTTTACTCCAGTATACTGATATGCTGCATTCGTAACATCAGAAATGACAATGATTTCAATTTTCCCATCAACTGCAGCATTTCTCACAGATGACACATCAGTATTAATCTCCCAATTAGAAGGAACTGGAATATACTCGACGCTATCAAATTTAATTATTTGTTCTGGATTGATAGTATAAAGATATTTCCAAATATATCCATCTGTTTCGAGTCTAGGAGCAAGATCAGTATGATTTGGTTCTTCTAAAGAAACAATTCCTTTTCCTAAATTTGAAGGACTAGCTCCATTATAAATGCATTCATATATTCTATATTTTGAAGTAATTATATAGTAATTTGCATCGTATAAATGAGTCGATCCAGTTTGCTTACTAGTATTATTAATACTATAATCGTGACGATACATTTCATAAATTGTTCCTGAAGTCCAAGATACCTTTCGTATCATTCGAATAATATCGGAAGAATTTATTCTCTTTGCAGAAATGATATTGTCATAAGTATCATGATACTGATCAAAATTATCAATTGGAAATGGAGTATTGATATTCCAACTTGCATTTTTGGCAGTAGCATCTGCTAAACCAATAAAAATATAATAACTATTTGAAGTTGTTGAAACTCCACTAACAAAATTAGCAGAATTTAATATTCTAAATTGATCAGTAATGATCGCAGGCATTATTTTAGAAACTTTTGTTTTATTTATGAATAATCTACAGATAATTCTGTTGTTCTAATAATTTGTGGAGATGTTGATAATCCACTCAATCCAGATAAAGTATTGCATGTAAATGCGAGTCCGATACTTCTTGAACTTGTAAACTTTGCCCAAGAATATTCGCCATAATAATTTCCAGAACCAGATCCAAGACCAGATGCATTAAATCCATTCGTTCCTTGAACCTTTGCAGTCACAATCATAGTTCTTCCGGATCCAACAGATTGCAAATCACTTACTTGATATACGCCATCTAAAAATTCAGTTGCAATTCCAATTGTTGTAAATCCAACATTTGAAAGTGATATAATGCCATTACCAACATTTGATCTTGAAATGATAAAATAATCTCCTGTGGATATTCCTGTTTTTTGCAATCCTCCAAAAGGATTTTGTGTAAGAGGAGAATTTGTAGGAAGATAAAAATGAAATTGAATTCCCATTGAAGTAATACCAATTCCGGCAATAATTCCGTTATCTCCGGAAATTGAAACTCCATTTACAATTTCAATAGGCATTGTAAAAGTTGTTGTTCCAAATCCAGAATTATCTTTATCACTATCAATGATTTTAATATTGAAATTAGTAGTATTTGGATCTTCTGTAACATCAAAAATAATTTCTCCAGAATCTGCATAAAATATATTATCTGAAGTTGAAATACTTTTTATAATTCTTGTGGATGGATAAATTCTTGATTTATAAGAATCTCGTGCTTTACTTATAATTTGACCATTTATAACAATGTCTCTTTGCTGCTTACACCACTCGACTGGTCTTAATGGGAAAATTGCCGCAGAAATTCCTTGTTGAGTATAGTTTGGAGTAGAAACAGAATCTCTTTTAATAATTTCTTTAATAATTCTTTCTTCTTGATCGACTGGTGTAATATAATTTGGATTGTGTGAAATTTTTAGAGTGTCTCCTACTTTTACTGATTGAAGTGCAGTATCTATAGTCACATCACTATCAGTTCCTCTATAGAATAAAACTTGTAAAGTAGATCCAAATTCTGGAGGTTCTGTAAAACTGATTTGAGTTCCTCCGTCAAAATTATAAGATTCTTCTGGTTTTTGTAATATATCATTTATAAAAATAAGTAAATTATTTGCAAGTTTTATAGGAGAACCATCTTTTTTGTCAATACTTAATACTGTTCCATTTTCTTTGATGGTAAAAATTGTTTTTTTGCCATCAAATTCATTTGAAAAATCATCAAGTACTTGCAATTTTCCAAATACCCAACCAGCAAATTCATCAGTTCTAGTCTCTTTTACTGTAAATATTGCATCCTTAAAATTAACTCCAACAGAAGAATCTGTTGGAATTCCAGCAATTCTTAGTTGTTCTCCTACAGTATATCCATATCCCAAATTGTTAAGTTGAACTTGAGTAATGCTTAATCCAGATCCAACTACAATGCTTACTGAAGCTCCAATTCCAGTAGATAAGCTAATTAATTGAATATCATCATATGGAATTGGATTATCAAATATTATTTTTGGTACATTTGTCCAAGTATATCCAACCCCAGGACTACTCATAAAAATTTTATCAATCATACCATTTAATGTCGAAAATGTTCCAGCTGCACCGGAAATTGAATTTCCACCATCGACAAAAATTTTATAATTGGTTCCATTTCGATATCCACTTCCACTATATCCAATTGCAACAGATACTGTTCCAAATCCAGAAATGATTGCAGTTCCGGTTCCAACATATCTTGGTTGATATCCATATCCTTGACTATTTCCAATTGAAACTATGATTCCCTTTCTCGGCAATTTATTTGCATTTACATCGTATGTTGAATAAATCTCTCCCTCTGGAATATTTGAATTTCCATTAAAAACAATATTAACTGAAGTAGTTCCTATTCCAACAAAATTATAATCAATTTCTGGTTTTTGAAAGATATTATTTACTAATATTGATCCATAATCAGTAGAAATTCCAGTAGTATGAATTCCAGAACTTTGAATTAAAAATGTTTTTCCTATTCCGGTAAATTTTTCTGAAATATCATCAATTATTAGATTTCCATCATAATTTGATCTTATAAAAGATCTTCCCTGAAAAGAACTTCCGTTTGTGATATCAGTATATGTTAGAAAATGAGTTCCTATCCCTGCAGTTGTTAGTGTAATTGCTATTCCAATTAATGCATTATTTTTAGAAGAAGCAAATGAAAAATTATTAGCACTATTTTTAATAATGAAATAATCCGCATTTGATTGAATTGGAAGTGGCGGTTGTAAAGATCGAGTTCTTATTTGAGATCCGGTTTCAAATAAATCTGTAAGATATGTAAAACTATTTGTAGATAAATTTATACTAGATGATGATACTCCTATAGTTTGTTTATAACCACCAAAAGGAATATCTGCAAAACTAATAGTATCTTTTATAATATTATAATCTCCCAATAAAAGTTGAACATAGTCTCCTGGAGATTGTCCATCAGGCACTGTTCCCATCCATGCACGGTCTACGAGAATTTGATTTGGATTTCCATTGAATCCAATTACTTGAATTCTCATAATTTCATCTTTAATTTTAATTAAATCATAATTTTTAAAATAACTCGAATCATATAATTCTAAAACTCTATTATTAATAGAAACTAAAGTAGTTGCATAACCAATTCGAGGATAAAGAGGAGATTGGATAACGTTATCAAGAGCAATAATACACTTTGTATTTTGTTTTTCTGCAGTAAAGAAATGACTCGTTCCAATTCCCACAGAAGTCATATTAATTTGTGACCCCAAAAATGCTAATGATGACGCTGCTGATACTCTAATTTTATTCTCATCTATCTTTATTGCATATACTTTCTGAGGTAAAGTTGTTGCTCCTCCAACTCCAGGGCTTGAGGGATCTATTGAAATCGCTGTTCCTCCAATACCTGCATTATAATATAACGGTTCTCCAGTGATAAAGAAATGATTTGGAATTGTAATAATATCCGCAGCAATATTTGTAATCGTAGTATCCGATCCGTCAAAATACTTATTAAATAATGGAAATCCATTGTGTGTCAAATTAAACGAATACCTAAAGGTTTCCGTTTGAGAATTATACTGTTTGTTAATGGATCCTAATTCAAACAGTGCCATTATTGATTATTTTTAGAGTATTTATGGAAGAGGAATGACAGTATTTAAACTAATCGCATCCGGTTTTTGAATTTTATATTCAGAAACTCTTACCGTATATGATTTATTTAATTCTGGTAAAAATCTTAATAATGCATCATTTCCAGAAGCAATAATATCAATATTTTGAATGTTTCGATTAGAATTACTTGCAGTAGAAAGATTTGCATATTTATTATAAATTACATCAGATTGATATACGCTTGCAGAAATATTGAAGAAACAATAAGTATTATCTGTAATATTTTGTATTTCGACAAGATATTTTATAGATGAAAAATTTGTATAATTTATTGTTGAAATTATTTCATTGGTTGGTGATCCTGAAGATAATATTTCAGTTCTTGTCGAAGAAATTTCAGTATCCCCGACTACTATTCGACTTAATAAATTATTATTTGTATGAGTGTCTACTCCAACTAAAGTTGATAAAGTTGAAACCGTAACAGCATATCCAGCAACGGGAGTATAATTTAATAAAATTTGATTTGATCCATTCATAAAAATATCAAACGTTCCAATTCCAGAATTACTATTCATATTTGCATAACTTGTATATGAAACGGTTGATCCAATTCCAATAAAAGAAAATTCTTTAACTTCTTTTAAGTCTGAAGTATATGCAGATAATAAAATAGTTCCACTTTTATATTGATTTGCATCAATTATACTTGTTGTAGTAGGTATTGGAGATCCTGATGATGGAATATAAGTTCCCTTTCCAACTTTAGTAATGGATCCATATGAAACACTTCCAATTCCAATACCCTTATTGACAATTTCTTTATAAAAAGTTATATCGTATGTATATGCAGTATTATATGGTGAAAATATTATAGAAAGGGTATTTCCAGTTAAAGATGTACCAAATGTTCCCAATTTATAAATTTCAAATAAATCTGAATAATTTAAATTATATGAAATTGTTCCATCGTGAGTAACTAAAAATTCAACATATTGAGCATCATTAAATGTTAATCCTAAAGATACGTCCAACACAATCTGAGCATAATATTTGACTGCTGATACTTGTGTAATATCAAGAGTATCCATTTCTAAAGTTCTAGAAATAAAAGGATCCGAATAAAATTGTGGGCTAATATCATCTATCTCTAAAACTCTATTTGTTAGGCACAATAAAGAATCACCAAATCTTTTACTTTTAAAAATAATTTCATCACTAATCGTTGCATTACTATTTGTTTTTTCATAAACTAAATCAAAATCATGTTTGCAATATAATTCTTTTTTTGCATCTATAATTATTGTTCTATTTGCAGAAGTTGTAATTCCAATTCTTACACTAGTGCTTCCCAACCCAGCAAGACTATCTGAAGGAATTAATAAATTCGAATGTTTTTTAAATCCTGCAATATGAGATAAACTATCTACTGGTTCATCCCAACTACTAATTCCAACTCTACTTTTTAAAGAATACGAAAAATTTTGATAATAATCATTATCAGCAATTCTTTGATAATAAAAATTTGGTTTTCCAGTATCTTTCTCCCAACCTTTAGACACTGAAATAGTAGAAGAGGTGTCAAAATATCCCTCAAAGTATTCTATACTTTCAATTATTCCAGATGATCCGGAAGATTTTCCTTTTATTTGATCTCCTGTATTAATTCCTATAACATCTTCAACTCTAAGTATTGATGTAAATTTATCATCACTTTTTACTACTTTAGAAATTCCAGTTTTTGTAAATACCTCTTCCCCACTCAAAAATTCTGCTTCCTTTAACGAAAGTGTAAATGAAGGAAGATTTTTTGAATTAGAAACTGTTCCATATTGCAATCCATCATGATATCCGGGATTTTCATCAATTTCATAACTTATTGTTGCCTGATTTAGTAATCCAAATGCAGTATTAACACCACTAATTGTCCAGTAACGATATCCATATTCTGAAGAATTAAATCCCTTTCCAGAAGTTACACCAACATTCTCAACAAATATTTGATCTCCAATTTGAAATGGTAAAGGAATATCTGTAGAAAAACCTGATGCCGGAGTTTGTAATCTTAATGTTACATTTGGTGATGAATAAATGGCACTAATAATACCAACACCATTAGTATTATTTACAGATACAACTCTATTATCAGTACTCTTTAGACTTCCACCTGAATTTATTATTTGAACCGAACTAATACTTCCACCCTGCAATAATGCCTTTAGTTCCACTTCAGAACTTACTAAATTTGTTACATCATTATAAATGACTAAATTTGGTGGAGATAGATAATTTGATCCGGTGGATGTAATTCCAATTCTATTGACACTGAAATTATCTTTCAATTTTATAATATTTGGTATTTTTGCCTGAGGAACTAAAGTTTTATCGGATGGATAATCATACCCATAATTAAAAATATCAATACTTCCAATTTTTCCAATTCTTTTGCCATATGGTCTCAGAACACAAGATTTTCCAGTAGTTGATGCAATTGATATTTGAGGTAATTTTTTATATTTTTTACCACCATCTTGCAAAATTATTTTTGAAATTGGACCTGTGCATTGATTTGAATTTGTTGTGTATTTTAAATATGAATTAGATGTATATCCAACTCTTTCTGGAATATCAAAAATATTAAAAGTAAATGTCTGATCTGTAGTTGTTGTAATCGAGTATGTTCCATTAAATTTACTAGAATTGATTACAATTTTATTATAATCTTTAATATTTTTATTTGTCTCAATAATTTTGGATAAATTTGTTGAATTGAATTTGTAATATAAAATTTGAGGAATTTGCTCAGTACAATGAATAATTGTTCTTGAAGAGGTTACTCCTGGGGAAAAATAATTTCGTATTTCTAAACTAGATACTCCAGATCCTACAAATTTTTTATTGAAATTTTGATCTAAATAAAAATCAAGTTTTGTATTTAATAAAGTTGCATTTGAAGTATCTATTGTTAAATAATCTCCGCGAGTTACATTAATTGGGGGATTATTTGACGATCCAATACTTATAAATCTAGTTCCAGAACTATAAGATGCTGCAATTGAACTAGTTGCAGATGATACTACCGATAGTGTAACTGTATCAGAAGGCACTAGGCGATGAGATGTTGCAGTAGAAACAATTACATCAACTGTTTGTAAATTTGCAGTTATGATTGTTCTATTTGTAGTAAATGAATGACTATTTCCAATTCCAACATTTCCATTAAAATAAAGTCTTTGTAAATCTGAATTAATTCCAACATGTGACGAAACAATACCAACTAAATCTTTATCAATTTTTTGCATATAAACATTTTTTGGTATTACAAATTGATTTATTCCATCTGCAGAAACTGTTAATGATGTTCCTGCTCCCGGAGAATAAATTACCCTTTCTCCATTTTTAAATGAATGATCTGGTAAGTATATTGTTCTTGTTGGAATAAATTTATAAACAATAGAATTTCCTGCACCAATATATGATATTGTTGTACCAATTCCAACTCCATACGATAATCCAACCCCAACTGAAGTTGAAGCATCAAAGAAAATAACTTCATTTTTTTGAGAATTAATATTTAATTCCTTAGGAATATAATAACTAAATTCTTTTTCTAGTCTTATAATTTCTGCACCATTCGTATGAGCAGATCCACTAGTATTATCATATGATCTCAATAAGTTTAACTTATTATTATATAAATCAACTCCCATTATCAACATTTTTTCATTATCAATTTTGATAATATCATTTACATTGAACTTAGATACACTATCTGAAATGGTTATGGACGTAGTAAGTCCGGTAGACAACATTTCTGTAGAAAGTCCTGATTTAACTGTCTTTACATTAATTTGAATATTTCCGGTAAGATTTGCATATAATTCAGATGAAATTCCGGAAATCTTAACATATGAATTATTCTTTAAATTATGTGGAATGGTGCAGATGCCTGTTACTCGATTCGAATCTGATACTAGAGTAATTGAAGTTATTCCAGTAATTATAGAAGTTATATTTGTTATTGCAGATCCTACAATTTCTGAAACTTTACCAATCGCACCAAATCCATCAGTTCCAGTATTATTGAATACTAGTTTATCATTTACGTTATAAAATTGTCCAGGATTTTCAATTTGAATTGATTCAATGGATCCATCCAAAATACTTTTAACTTTTGCTTCAGATATAGAATCAATATATGGTGTTTTTACAAACTCATACCCTTCTTCAAGTTTATGTGGTTTTGTATTTCTTGTTACTTTATATGAACTTATATCTTTATCTTGCGTTGAATCGTATTGAAAATTAAATAAATTTGGCTTAAAATTAAATTTATTTCCAATTACATATGGAAAAATTGGAATTCTGGAATTATTAAAAGGACTTCCTGAATTATTTACAATTCTCGAAGAAACTGTTGCATAATAAGCATATACTCCATTTGGATATTCTGGAGTAACTGCAAATCTTCCATTATGTTCATCTAAATCTCCAGTTCCATTTGAATATCTATAATCTTCTACAAAAAATCCTGCAGGATATGTTGATAAATTTGGACCAGAAATTCTAGATCCAGAAATTACAGTATAACTTGAATTTAAGTATTTTAAATTTCCAGAACCATTTGAATTTGCATATGCATAAGGACCATAAATCGGTGATCCATCATATGCCCATCCTAAAATGGGAGAATGAGTTGTTCCTGTATCTTTCAGAAAAGTTCTTAATTTTCTTGGAACGTAATAATTTACGTAAGGATTACCTAAATCATCATTTCTTCTTGTTGCATAAAATCCATCATCAGATCCAATATCTTTTATATTATTTCGTACAAATACTTCATTTACTGTCCATACTTTTAAGTTTGCAGAAAATTTTGCATCTTTTCCTGGTACGATTGCAGTTATTTGAGTATTATTTTGATTATATCCAATTCCCTTTTGAATTACATTTACAGATATAATTTTTCCATTTTGAATAACTGCCTTTGCATATGCTCCGTAACCATTACCAACAATTTCAATAACCGGAACATCAAAATAATTCTCTCCTCCATTTTTAACAATGATACTTTCAATTTTTCCATTTACGATATATGGTTTCAATACAGCACCAGATCCTTTAATAATATCAATATTTGGTTTAAAATTATCATTCATCAAAATAGATCCAAAATCAGATCCACCATCCTTAATATGAATATTTGTAATTTTACCTCGTACTATTGGTGTTGCAATAGCATTTGATGTGGAAATACCTTGCCTACCATCAATTATTACTGTTATTGGTGGATATGCAAAAATATGAAAACTAGATCCAATAGAAGTTAAATTAACATGAGAATTTAAATTTTCTGTTTTTGAAAGTCTAAATTGATTATCATCTACTTTAATTATATAATAATTTGTTGTAGTACTAAGTCCACCAACTAAAGATCCCTCACTCGAATAATTTATAATTTCACCCGAAGAAAATCCATGATTATTAATTGTAATTGTATCAGTATAAATGTTTATATTGTTACTTGGTGCAGTATTGTGCCGATTATAAAAATTAGATCCAATTTGAGATATTTCAACTTTATCAACTTTTAATCTTTTTATTTTTGTTTCAAATTTATGATATCCTTGACCATTGGTTGTAATATTAATTGTATTAATTCCAGAAAGTGCATCTGAAAGATTTTTTGTCAGTGAAAATGAATAATCATCCTTTTTGATGCAATAATAAGATGCCTCATTTATTAGAGTTCCTGGAGTTGTTCCAATTCCAATTGAAGTTGTTCCATTTGTTAGATATATAATTTCTTCTGCATTTTTAATTCCATGAGCTTCTGGAAAATTAAAAATATCAGTTGAAGTATTTACAACTCCGCCAATACTCGAACTATTAAATTCAATATCATGACTAACTAATTTCATTTTTGCTTTTGCCAGATATCCTTTCGAGTTTCCACCAGAAATTATAACTTTAGGTTCTTCCAAATAATCTAATCCAGAGGAATCTACAATAATTTCTTTCAATTCTCCTTGCAGGTGAGGAATTATAGAAGAACCAGCTCCAGTATGTCCTGATTGAGAAACAGATAATCTTGGTGAATTAATTACATCATAATCGCTTCCTTCATTGAGAACAGAAATACTTTCAATAGGTCCATAATAAACTTTATTTGAAGATTTGTATGTGTATAGTTCAACTCCATTTGCAAGTAGTCCAATTCCTCCATTGGAAATTTCTACACTTTCTTCATCGTATGCAGGTTTATCAAAAATTCTTATTAACTTTTGTCCGTCAAGGTCACTAAATGCTACATTTTGAGGAATTAGATAATGAGTAGTAATTCCTGTAGATTCTAAATCTGAATTATTGTATATTGTAATATATTCTCCAATTCTTGCATTTTCAAGGGATAATGCTAAGTAAATTGAATTACTTGTAATTTTTTTTATATAATATGATTGTCCTGTAGATAATCCAGAAAGTGCTTTATTTGTAGATGCATGAAAATATGTTACAAGATCTCCACTTTGATAGTAATGATCTATTATAGCAACTTGTTGAGTATCTGTTACAATTCCAGAATTTGTAAAAGTTCTTATTCTTTTTTTTGCATCTATTTTCCAGTGAGGTAAACTATTTGATGTTACATATAATGAAGAATTGTCAGCATAAGTGTTTTGTATATTTGCAATAATTCCATTTAAATTTGTTTTTAATAATCTTCTTACAAAATATTTTTGATTAATATCAAATGATGCTGGATTAATTTGTATTTCTTTCGAATTTATAATCGAATTTACTTTTGCAGAAATAATATCCGAAGTATCTAATGAAATGAGATTAACATCATCTTCATTATAAATTTGATGATCATTATAAAATTTTATTCTATAATTATTAGAACCAACTGAAGTAATTGATAAAATTGTCGATTTAGTACTTGCATTATAAATCCAAGAAGTAAATTTAATATCTTCTTGAGATTTTCCTAAAGTTTTTACATCAATATAATCATTTACATTCTGATAATTTGCATTTTGATTTAAATTAGACAATATTGATAAAATTCTAAATCTGACTGGATTATTAATATCCCCATTTTCATAAGAAATTGCTTCAATTCCAGAATTAACTGTACTTCCTATACTAATTGAAGTAGTTACCCCAGTAACTCCAAAAAATTGATTGTAATTTTTATTAGAATAGTTAATAAAAATTTCATTCACAAATAATGATCCGGATGTTGCAAATCCAACCGTAGAATCAACATTGATGATCGAAGATCCAGATGAAACATTTGAATTTATTATACTTCTATTATATGATATAAATTTTCCAAATATAGTTCCATCAGAAATATCAATTTTATAATATTTTTGTTTATTTGCTAAAAATGGTTCAACTTTATAAATTGCACCACTTGTTTGCATGGGCAAAGTTTCTTGAACTAAAGTTTGACCCTCAATTTTTAAAGGATTTCCTTCAATCAATTCACAAACTAATACTTGATTTTTAATATACTCTGCATCGGATGGTCTCATCAAATATTCTTGTGGTTTGATAAGACTCACATCTTCATTGTATAATGCTTTGAATAAAATTTTAAATGCTTCTTCGGTTCCCTTTGATTTGTAAAAATCTTTTGCTTGACGAATAAAATTAGATTCGTTTAGTGTAGAATATAAATTTCTTTTTTCAAATCCAGGAAGTATTTGAGTTTTAATTTTAGTCAAAAACTCAGTCAGAAAAAGATTACTTAAATTATTAACTTTTGCTCCAATTACGTGTGTAGTAATTCCTGTGGAACTAAATGTTAAGTATTCCGGAGTATTTGTAGAATGTAAATTTTCTATTCCACTAAATCCTCGTATGCAACCAGTAAACGTATTTGAACTAATTCCAGTATAAGTAATAATTTCATCATCAATTTTAAAAAGCCCATATGATTGAGGCCAACCTTTTGTTGAAGATACGCTAATTGTATCATCAAAAAAGGAAATTTCATTTGTAAGAGTTGTATAACCAACAAGATTTGATTTATTTAAGAAATCTAAATTTTTATATTCAGATAAACTTTCTGCAATATCAACTACTCCACCTTGAAATTCTTGTGAAATGTAATATTGACGTAAAAAATCAGAAAATCTTGGATTTTCAAAGTCAATATATTCTGGAATTTGACTTTGAATTACTTCACTAATTTTTACTCGATTAATTGATGTACTTATCATTTTATCTAGTTTTATTTCCTGTTTGATAACTTGATTGAGTATCGAATCTAGTTCCCGCAGTATTTGTTCCAGAAGATATTACGTCATTTAACATATAAAATTGACTTTTTGAAATATCTAATTGAAGATAGACTTCTTTTCTTCCAAGAACATCATTCGACAAAGGTATTACCTGAACCTCAATAATGTTATTTTCTTTTTCGGTTGATGTAATATTAACAGTATCTATAATAATTTCTCCAGTGTCATATTTAACACTTCCAAATTTATTTGAAATTATTTTTACATCACTTCCATTCAATTGAAATAAAAATAATCTTCCATTTTTTTGACTTGAATCAGGTTGATCTGCAAAATAACAAATTCCATCAATTCCATATACAGTGAATCCGCTAGTTATGATATTATATTCGGAATTTGCAGAATAAAATTCATTATCAAAGCATAATTCATACTGTGCAAATTTATTAATACTTGCAATCAGATCTCTTCTCATCTTTACCTTAGTAATATTTGAAGTAATTGCCCTATTTACATTATCAATAATAGATACTGTCTTACTATACTTAAACCTTCCTCCAAATTTAGTAAAATCAGTTCCATTTGCATATGCATTGAGTGAAGAAACCACTTCCGATTTCAAATTATTCGAATCTCCATATTGATTTGTGTTATAATAGATATAACTTTCTAATTCAACATACAAATATTTCAAATCTACAAATTGAGGAACAATTCCTGCAATTGAATAATTTTTGAGTGAATTTAATAGATTTTTTTTAGTAAATTTTGATAAATATGTGCCATTTCTTGGTTTTGCGGCAATAAAAACTTTTCCATATTGGGGTGGATTTAGTTCTTCTCCACCATAAGCTGTTACGGATTCAATATTTGGATAGATTGATGGTAAAATTGCCTCATAATCACCTGCTGTAACCGCCCTATACTGTGCCGAATACATTCTTGGGGCATAGTATTTGATACTTTCAACAGACTCTATGCTATCGCCATTTTCGGAACTAGTAATTGGATCAATATATCCAGTAAAATTATTAATTTGAGCATTATTATCATCATAAATTGTTCCTGAAAATACAAAATTTGATACACCATTACCATTTACACCTCCGGTACGTATGTAAGATGCTTTAATGATGTTTCCATTTATTAATTTTTTACCAAAAATTCCATCACCAAACAATAATTCATATTTTTCATCAGTTGTTTCTTGTATTAAGTAAATATTTGATGTTGAATTGATACCAATAATGTTATCAATAAGATTGAATTCAGTAATTGTGGTATCCGTAGAAGTATTCTGAATTTTTACTCGTAATGTTGATGTGTCAATACTATCATTCGGTAAAATATAACGTTGATTTGGTTGTGAAGTATCAACTGTCCAATTTTTTTCTAGATATTGTCCTTGATAGATGTCAACTATACCATTTGCAGTTCCATTATTTGCAGCAATATTAACTGTTTCCGGTAATGAAAAATTATAATTTACATCATATCCTAATCCACTAGCCACAAATCCGGGCTGAAGTGTAATTGTTTTTGTTGTAGTACTAATTCCAGATATAGAAATATTTACCGACGCCTTTGCAGATCTTTTTGAACGTGGAACATATCCAATGTTTCTTGCAAGTGAAACAATATTTTCTCTTAATGTCGCACTGTCAATAAAACTTTCATTGACCACCATATTGGTGTTATATGCAGTAATATAAGTATTATACGCTAAAGTATTAATAATTACTGATAAATTAGAACCTTCAAAATCAAAATCCGAAAAATTTGAATTTGATCTTAAATAATCTTTTATGGATGTCTTTATATCCTCAAAATTGAGGTTTGTGTATTGAGTAAATGACATTATGGTCTAGTTGATTCTAATACAAATGTTATTTGTTGATTTGGAATTTGCAGTCCAATAATATCATATGAAATTGTTATTAACAATTCATTACTGTTTGAATTTGATTCTACAATTACGTCATTCAATTTGACTCTTGGTTCATTATTTTGAATAACGGTTTCAATTTCAGATTTAATTGGATCTAAAAAATTTTGAGATGCAAGTTCAAAAAGACTGTCTTCAATTTTTGTACCAATCAAATTATTAAAAAATACTTCTCCAATGCGAATTCTTATTAAATTTTGAACAGAACGCTTGATTGCATCCGCATTTTTGAGTGCAAGAATATCCTTTGTGACTGGATGTTGGGCAAAAGACAAAGAAATGTCTTTGAAACCTCTAGAAATATTTTGAAGAGGCACTTTTCAATATTAACTGACTTATTTATTCTTTATTTAGAGGCATTTGATATGTAGGTTCTGTTCCATATGTCCAATCATCATAATCTTCATCATTACGAATTTTTTGATGCAATTCATTTTGAATGAATAATTTGCATACGTCTTCTTTAGATTGAGTTTTGTTTGTCATTTTAAATAAAAAATCGAGTACAGGATTAATTATAGTCCAATACTCGATATTTGTATAGAATATGTCCAAATATTATCTGGACTTATTTACCACAGTATAAATTGATAGTAATTTATCTATGGCAATTGAGGCATCTGTCAACTTAATAAAAGCTGATGTTGCCATGAGAGTGATCAAAAGAGATGATAAATTTATTTTATTGTTATTATTAATAAATTCCATTGATCTATTGGATGCAGTTTGGAATTCAATTCACTCTCAATAATTGAGAATTATTTACCCTGTCCTCGATATCCTTTACTAGCACCGTTTCTACTTGATGCAGAACGTTTTGTTAATTTCGAATTTCCTTGACGACTTTTTTTTGGAGTAGATTCAATTTTATCAGATCTCTTATTCATTTTTTATTCATCAATATCACAACCAATATATTCTACCACAATATCGTCAGGATGGGGAGTTCCTGTTTTATAAAAATCATCAGCAAGATTTTGAGTAATCTCCATCATTTTTTCTTCAGAGACAGCAGAAAAAATTTTCTTCCCCACATTGTATATATTATATTTTTCCATGTGTAAATTGACACAAAAAAGGAGGTTTTTTCACCTCCTATGTATAAAAATTAAATTATTCGAGTTTTTTCGTGTCCTACTCTACATTGTGGATCACACCAAATTTCAAATCCTGCTTTGATTGCATCTAAACAAAACGAAACATCTTCACCACACATATCCTGAACTTCTCCAGAATCAAATACTTGCATTTGTGGAGCAAACCAAGGATATTTCATTTCCTCGTGCTCGAATACACCATTCTTGATGAGAGTCCAACCAAATCCAGTATAATCAACAGTAAATGGTTTACGACGCTTCTGAATGCCATCCAGCAGTTCATGATTCATTACTCCACCATTATTTTTGAAATCATCTTCTTCCAGCCAATGAGCAACTGAAGTTGTGACTCCATCTTCGGTACAATACCATCCACATGCAATGTCTTTATCCATTGCGACTAGACGATAGAATTTTTCTGTATTGAATACAATATCACTATCAATCCATAATTGATAATCATACTTAAGTTTACCATCCCATGGCAATTGGTCCGGACCTCTTAGAACATTTGCTCCTAGACATTTGCAACGAGCAAAGTTTACCATAGAACTATAGTCTTGGCTAATCTGAATCGAAGCTCCTGCTTGTACTAAATCAAAACAAAGTTGAACAAAGTTTTTGAGATATGTGTAGGAAACTCCTCTTCCGGGAAGGCAAAAGACAATACTTTTATCTTTTATCATTTCCTTTGCTGCCTCAAGATTAAATGTATCTTGAGACTCCGTTTTTACCGGAGGTTTAGTAACTACTTTAAATCCTTTTGACATATGATAATTTTCAAAATTTGTTTACGTAAACAGGAAAATATTTTCCCAATTCATTTTACCAGAATATTTAGAGTTTGTCAATTGTTTTCTTTTTCATGATTTGTTTTCAAGTTCCTTATCAAGAGAGGCGATTTGCTGGTTAAGCGGATTATAAGGGTTTATAAGGGTTTATAAGGGTTTATAAGGGTTTATAAGGGTTTATAAGGGTTTATAAGAGTTTATAAGAGTTTATAAGAGTTTATAAGAGTTTATAAGTGTTTAAAAGGAACTATAGATTCCTTTTCAATAAGTTCAAATCCAAAGGACATTGAAATACGATCCTCGCCACTTTGATTTTGAAGAACCTGATGAGGAACCCAACATGGAAATATAAGTCCCTTTCCGACTTCTGGAGTGACAGTATATGATGTTTTGAATTCTTTGAAGAGTCTAGCAAATTTTCCCTGAGAAGTATCTTTATGTGGATTATGCATCATCAGATCTCCACAGTTTTTTGGAGTCTGAAGATAATACACGCCTGCAATGTCCGGATAGTGAATATGAGCATAATCCACGTCTGCAGCATAATTTAGATTACACCAAAGGGCAGTGAGATTCAGATCATATTCTCGATAGGGTTTGAGAAGAAATAATTTTTTTCGAATTGTAGATTTGATATTTACGACAAATTGTTGAAAGCATTCAAATTGCATAAGATACAAATGTCGGGAAGCACCCAAATAATTTGAAGACCAGTTTTTTTGTTCGTTTCGATGTTCATACACAAAATCAATCAATCTTTGATCTAATGGAATATGGTACTCCCATATCGGACAAACAAAATTCAGATTCATTGTAAACGTTTTAGTAACTTGTGAGCGAATCTACTATGTATGATTGAATTTGGATGAATATTATCTCCGGTACTCATGTTTGGGGGTGCTGTGAACCCTTCTTCGTCTAACATGGTAATCATTTCAAAGAGTGAGTCAATTTTGAATCCTCGAAAAATTTCTGGTTTACATATATGACTCATGATCAATTTTATTTGGCGATTTTGACAAAATTCTTGCATGGTAATGCAATTCATAATAAAATTATTTCTCATCATCTCATCTGTCCAAATATCTCGATAAAACTGAACCCAGGGTTTATGCTTATAATATTTGGCTCGAAGTGGACTTGTGCTTTTCCAGTGTAGTCCGTATTGACTATCCTTTGAACTGGGAGCATCTCCAGTATACATCAATCGATCCGGATATGACCAACAAAGAATGATTTGATCGACTTGATTTGTTTGACAATATTCGAGTGTCGTTCTTTTGATTCGATCATTTGAGGATCCGGATTTGGATAAATTATTTTCTACAATTCCGAGTTCCTTACATATTCTTGCACTATATCGAAGATTTAAATAATTTTCACCTAATTCCTGTCCTTCGGTAAAGGAATCTCCATTAAATAAAATATGCATCAATCTTCATCTTCATAAATGAATGGATCTTCTCGACGAAGTTTCCACATCTTATATTCGGTTCGAATCCAACGAATAAGTTTTGCAATCATAATTTTTTTTGAAACTGAGGATATTTAGACTCGATAATTGAAATCAATTGTTTTTTGATTTGAATGTGCCCGAGTTCGGTAGGATGTCCTTTTGGATAAGTAGGATATTTTTTCCAGTCTAGCACAAAATCAAAATTCTGAATCTGAGTAATATGATTGATTGTAAGTAGAATAAGTGGTATTGAAAGACATTGAAAGTGTTCTAAAAGACATTTCTGAATCAATTTTTCATATTCATTTCCATAAGTATCACTATAAATGTTCTGATAATAATATTTCCAAAAATTTGGATGCTCTAAATTATCATATTCACTTGAACTAATTGATTCGAGAGTCTCTTTAGTATTTTGAAGTATAGATACCAATTCCCACCTCTTTCGAGAATCTGAATAATATTCTGTTCTTGGGTTAAATGTCATTTGAATGACAGCCAAGTCATATTCTTTGAGATTTGATTCAAATGTAGAGCGCAGAATTGTGCGATTACTTGCACCCATTTGCGCGATATTTGTTTCTTCTGCGCCGTAAGAATCACATATGAGTTTGCTATATCGAGTTTCTTCTGAATTTTTAAGTTCATATCCTGCAGTGAAACTACATCCATTGAAAAATATTTTCATTTTTTTATTTTTAGATGTGAATAGCGGGATTCAATCAATTTAATCAGATCTCGACTTATCATATAATGTCCTAATTCATTTGGATGTTGCCTTACAGCAATTGGATATATTCGACGATTTAGATTAAAATCATAATCTTGATTTTTTGATTTTATTGTAATCAGTAAATATGGAGTCTTTTGAATTTCAAAATGATTTCGAATGGATTTAAAGCAAATTTCTTCTTCAGACTCTCCATAAGTATCTGTATAAATGCTGCTAAAATGATCTGCCCAAAAATTAATATGCTCTAGATTATGAATTCCTTCCGGATGTTGATGAAATTTACGGACTATATTCTTTCGAGAAGTTTTATGTACACCACTGATATTTATGTTTCTCCATTTTTGATATGAATCGTCAAAATACTCGGTTCTAGAATTTGTCGTAAATTGAATGATCGCAAGATCATATTGACTCATATCATGATCAAGAAGTGTGGTTCGAAGTACACGAGAATTGCTTCCTCCAGAAATCGCAATATTTGTTTCTTCTGCATTAAAATGATTACAAATCAATTTACTATATCGAGTTTCTTCTGGATTTTTAAGTTCTTCACCATATGTCCAGCTACATCCATTGAAAAATATTTTCATGCCTTTCGAATAAAAAAAGATTTTACTTTATATTCAGAAGGTATTCCACACATGACCATATTTTTAAGCAGATTGACGGTTCTCTCTGCTTCTTCGAAAGTAAGATTTGAGCGTAAAGTTCGATCATCTGCACAAACCTCGTAATTGCGTAGCTTCATTTTCTTTTTTATTTATAATATTTTACCAATTCCGGAAATGTAGTTTTCCAATCGGTTCCTCTGGATTGATCCAAGGCATCACAGTATTCTAAGGCTTGTTGAAATAAATTTTCATCTCTTTCAAGTTTTAATATATTACATACCTTTTCACTAATTCCGGAAAGTTTTGAAATTAAATGTTCTTTAATTTCATTCGGAAGATGTCTTGGATTTAGAATTTTGGGACTTGTAATTGTATTCCAAATTACTGGTTTTTTTCCGATATAATTACCTAACATTAACCAATTACAAGTTTCCTTTAGTGTAAGAACAGATAAAAGACTTGGAGTGATTGTGGCTTTAATTTTTCCATTTTTAACAATGTTATGAAATTGTTTTACGTTTTTGATAGTTTTATTCCAGTCAGTAGGATACCTCAACCAATAATTTCTTTCTCGAAGTGCATCCACACTCCACTGCAAAGATATATGTTTAAAATGCTTAAAATATTCATTCATTTGAATTGAATCAAATACTGTCATATTTGAAACATAATCTAGATTTATATTCTGAGATTCTTTACAATCAATTAATCTTTGTAAGAATATGAGATGAGATCTCATCAGTGCTGGTTCTCCTCCAACAATACTGATTGTTTGAATATATTTTGCCTTTTCAATTAATTGATCAACAATTTGTTTAAATGTTATCGAATTAATTTCTTCAAAATCATTAAAGGGTTTCCCTAAAACTTTTTTCCATTTTGAATCTAATTTCTCAATAACTTTGTCTCTTGACGATGAATGAGATTTCTCGCACATATAACATTCAAGATTGCAATAATTTCCATATATGTTAATTTCAATTCTTAAAAATCTATCTTTCCATAAAGGTTTTCCTTCTGCATCAAATTGATTCAGTAAATTTTCATCTACGGTATGCATTAATCTTGCAGAAGTTCCAATTTCTTCTTCTTGTTTCCAACAAGTTCCACAAGCAAGACTCAAGAAATCTGTTTTATTTCCTTCCAACATTTCTTTTCGTATTCTCGAAAGATGCTCACTCTCAAACCAATCAATCGGAAAAGTTTCTGTGGGATTGGGAATCAATTCATTGTGTCTTGCCCAACAACAAGGTTTATAATTTTTTTTTGGTGCATTATAAATCGATGTGAATGGTTTTGAACAAATAACTTCATTCATAAATCTGTGTTCGTGTGGGAGTTCCATTTTTACCTCTTATATATCTCTTAGTTTTTCCTTCTGTCTTGATTCGACACCACTCCATAATTGCATCATATCTGTTCTGATTGAAGAAGTATTGTTTGATATACCAATCCTCCCATGAATTATGAGACTTTGATTTATTGCATTCCTCACAACAACAAAGCACATTCGTCAATTCATCGGTTCCTCCTAGTGCTTGAGGAATAATATGATCAATTGTCATTCCTTGTTTATTTTCTCCACAATATGCACAACACCAATTCCATTTTTGTTTGATTGCACTTCTCCACATCTTTACGGCTTCTGATTTGCTTGTCACAATCATTTGATGTAAGTACTCTTGAGGAGAACTAAGTAACATTTAGTTTTTAGATGATGACTAGTTGAGCATCTATGAGACTTTTTTATATTTATATCATACTGTCACCATTAAAAAATATTTTCATATTTCTATAAACCAGTATAAGAATTTTTATACTCAAAAAAATTTTTCAATTTTTTTATAACTTTTTTCGGTTTTCGGTTTTTTATACTCAAAAAAATTTTTCAATTTTTTTATAACTTTTTTCGGTTTTCGGTTTTTTATACTCAAAAAAATTTTTAGAAACCCTTATAGTTTTCTCTCGAATTCGGTCCGTTGTAGGTTAGGGTAGTTAGTCGATTTAAAACCGGCACCCCCCCAAACATAAATAACCCCCCACAATACTGCCAATTCACTGACATCGAAGGCGGATATATAAGTAACTTTGATACACTGCCAATTCACTGACATCGAAGGCGGATATATAAGTAACTTTGATACACTGCCAATTCCCCCCATTCAAGAACATCAGTGAGTCAACTTATAAGTTTTACTGATACTTTTCGAGGTGTCACTGATGTTCTTGAATGGGGGGTTTATAAGTTACACTCAAAGTCGTGCAGTGTTTGTGATACTTTTCGAAGACGATTTATAACGAATACTTATACTTCTGTGATTCTCTGAGACACTTCGGGGGGTTGACAATTTCTCGGGGACGTGTTATAATGCGACGGCTAAGCTGACTATAAGTAACACCATTTATTCACACATAAGTAACACCATTTATTCACACATAAGTAACACCATTATTGGACTATAAGTAACACCATTTATTGGACTATAAGTAACACCATTTATTCACACATAAGTAACACCATTATTGGACTATAAGTAACACCATTTATTCACACATAAGTAACACGATTTCACACATAAGTGAACACAAAACATATCAGAGTCTTTCACAAGTTTCATCAGAATAATAACAAAAACTTATCAAAGACTCTAATACATTTATTCACACCTTTTTACGATCTGCGCGAATACCTAAAAACTATCCAATAGAGACTGTGCTTCCTTTGATAATTGCTCTTTAGGAGCATCATTCAGAATACAGACTAAATTATCATCCTCCCAGAAAGTATCATCATAATTGAAATCTTTTTCATACTCATCAAACATGACAATCTCCGAATAAAGTTCAGGTGAAAAATGAATAAATCTATCAGAACACTGTCTGACACTCGGCATCAGAATCTTCAACACTCTGAGCATCATCATTCTCACTAACAATACTATCAAGAATACGAAGCAACTCATCACCATTGATAGCACAATTCAACAGAGACAAAGCAATACTTTTAGACATAAAATTGAAAAACAAATCAATAAGGAAATTGAGTGTCTTTAGAGCGCATCTCATTCTCAAAAATCAATTAAGCAAATACCTTCGAGATTAATTTCCAGTCACCTAGCGAAGGAACATCCCCATTCATCAAGATCAGAACCGAAGGAAAGGGGTTGAACAGCGAAAGATTTCATGGGAAGGAATTTGTTTGCCATATTCAGTGTAAGGGGTCAGGTGGGGGCATTGCTGCCCCCTTTGTGCCACTAGATCAATCGTCCATACCCATCGCTGCCTTAAGGGCGTTGTAGGCGTTCAGGTAATAGTCAGCATCAGAATCTTTGCCAGCGGTGCGGCAGTCACAGGCAAGGGACAGTACAGCGGTCCTGATTGTGCTCCACTGTGCCTCGGTCAGGGTCACGGTGCAGAGGTCAAGGGGCAGAACGTTGGTGCGGGTCATCGGTTTGTTTGAACTGAGGTCAGTGTAAGGGGTCAGAGAGTCAGTGAAGACATCTGGTGGTCAGTACCTCAGGTGGCAGGGTAGAAATATCCATCCTCACCCAGTACCAATTCACCATTAGCAATGGCACGATCGAAGGAATCCACTGCCTCACACTCTGAGGACATATCTTCCTCTACCCACTGGCGGTGAAGGGAGAATGGGTTGCGATAGTCGGTCATTGAGGTTTTGTTTTTCATACTGTTAGTATGGCACAAAAAAAGGGGGAACGCAACCCCCCCTATGCCAGTTGGTAGAGTGTCACGTGACAAGTGTTACATGATAATCAATGAATTTAATACACCAACCGGTTGCACATGTGATTTCTTCAATTAGATCTTCTTCATCATCTGCTTCCCAGATTTGTCCTATCATTTCAGAAGTTAGGCGATCTTTGTCATAAGCATCCATCTCATCTTCATCATCAAAATCAAACTCAATATAGGTAACTTGGAATTGCATCATTTGCCCACTAAACCCCGCTCACGCAATTCTCTATATCCATAAAATCTAAACCTTGAGGACAAATTGCAAACATGATTTTTAGCAAGGAGATGTAATTAATTTGGATGCAGATTGAAAAACAGAATAATACATATTCCAGGCATATTCATCGGCAACAAATGTTAAAATGTCACATTGATCGCATACCCAATCATATGCTCTTTCCTCATCAGCATGATTATCCAGCACCCAATCATAGAGCTGTGCGATTGCATTTTTAAATACAGGATTCTCTACCTGAGAGATAAAGAATCTACCGGATTCATTGCATATCATAATATGCTTACCAGTGATAGAAAATGAAGGCGAAAAAGTCATTTGTTTTGATTGTGAATATGAATGAATAAAGATCAGATTCAGTTCAGACGCATTCCAGAAAAGAAAGGAATAGTCATATCATTCATATTAACAAACCACTCACCTTTACGTTGGAAGATACCTTCATGAGGCAAACCAAAGGAACCCAGAATAGCATTAAGACGTGATTTGGTAGTTTGAGTCTGCCAACCGCCATCAAATAATTGTATCCAAGTCTCACCAATTCGAGCAATCAAATTACCGTGCAAAAATACATCCACAACGTTCGAACATGCAATCACCTCAGTGTTATCGAGTTTGAAATCTTTGCCTGCTTTAATAGCGGCAATCATTTGGGATTCGATCTTACGCATGATGAGTGAAGTCGCTTGGTTTCTTTGACTCTTTAATAATACATGATTTTCCGGCGTGTGCTCATTTATTGTGCCAGTTCTACAACTGGCACATCAGTAACATTTTATGCGCCAACTGATTGTAGAAGTTTATCACACTCTCGATAGACTCCCAAGGAGACTTTTTTCGCTTTGGTAATAACAAGATTTCGATTCAACTTTGAATGCCGATAAATCAAATGTTTGCCACCTGTGCGATGCTCATAACATCCACGAGCAATCAATTCTTTTAAAAAATCATTGTATTTCATCATGAAAATCCTCGTTAATAAAATTCATTTAAACCTCATAGTTTTTCAGGTGACAGGTGATTGAACTTAGTGGGTGCGTTCATGAAAAAAAAGTTTAGATGACACTTTTATTGTAGTTTGATTATTTGTAAAGATAACCACCAGACCAATCAGCATTAACAAACAACCATTCACGATCTTTAATCAATCGCAGATCGTAGCGAACACCTTTGGCAGGAGATTTCCAAGATGCAGACTTGTAAACTTCACCAGTATTCTTGTCGATGAAACAATGAACAGAACGCTGTCCACCACCATCAACAAGGATGACTTTGTGATACTTATTGCCAGACTCAATTACATAATCAATCGGGCAAACACCGGACTTCAATTCATCAATTTTCTGCTGATGATATTGTGATTGAACAGAATCAGTTGTGTCGTATGTGTAATTCAAATTATCAATCGCACGTTGATGCCCACGAATAGCATAATTAATGTAATTCTGACATAGAGAATCAGTGAGCATATAACACCACTTATTTACATTGAGTTGAATGCTATTCTTTGCATCCTGTTCGGCAACAAATTGTGAAAAAGTAGCAGTCATTTTCAATCAAGTTCTTTGACTCTTTAATAATACATGATTTTCCGGCGTGTGCTCATTTATTGTGCCAGTTCTCAAACTGGCACAATCTCATCATATTATTTTTTCAAAGGAGAATTAGAATAACGTCGAAATGCTGTGATTATGATTATCAGGCTAGAAGCAATACCAACTGCTCCCAACCAAGTAACACCATCACCAGAGAAAGAATAGAAGTCGGGCATCATTTTGTTTGAGTAGTTTGTGCATCATAAACCTTGAACAATTCATTATCCCGAGAGATAAGAAATATGTTCCATCCAATCATCATCACAAGTGTGCCGATGACATAAACCAAATAACGAGATTTCATAGTAAATCTAATTACAATTCATTTCTGCCCAGGTGTGCATTTCATCAATCATTTCCTGAGAAATTGATTCTGAACCGGCAGGAATTAGCATTCCAGTATTTTCACAAACATCAAAGATTTCTCCCTGCATGTCTTGAATCTCATCCCACATAACGAACTCCCTTTGTTTGACTCTTACAGTATTGCACACCCAATGGCAAAATGAAAGATGATATGTGACAGTTCAAAAATTGTCACAGTCATGACTCTGAATAATACCATTTGAGAATACAATAAATCCCAAATATAAGAAATAAAATCCACCAATAACTAATACAAATCCAAATTCCAATACTTATTGGAATTGCCCAAAACGAAAAATGAGAATCATTTTCCGAATTTTCCTCTGATTTTTGATCTAATTGAATGCACTGAATCTTATCAGGAGAAACTCCATAGATTCGAGACAATTTGTTTTGTGCGATGGAAGTATACAATGCTTCCGTATAATCAGTCAAGACTCCATCTTTTGTCCATATCTTTGCTTTGTATTTTGACATGATTTAGTCCAGAAGACAATAACGTTTAATTCCTAATTTTTTGTCATCATTCTGCTCATTTCTTTTGATAATATACTCCGGATTTCTTTTCATCAACTCTCGTCGAGTTGGTATTCGAGTATGTTTTTTATATGCAGATTGTAGATACAAAAAGTATGCAATGTTGCAGAGTGATTGAGAATCAATCGATTTGTATGTTAGATCAGAAATCATTAAGTTATTCAAACATCAAAGTATTTGTATGAATTGATTTCTTCTTGACGAAGTTCAATTCCATTTGAACAAATAGACGTAAATAATGATTCTAAGTCATTGTAATGTTGAATCCATTCAATACACCAAGTGTAGACAAAATCTTCATTATCGAAGGTAGAAAACAAATTAAGAGGATCGGAATAGATCATAAAATAAAATGTTTGAACAGATTCAGTATAAATGATTTTTTAGAAAAATTATGTATTTGAGTACACTTTGTCAAGTGTCACAGACTAAGTGGATTTTGTTCTTTAATTCTTTGTAATGATTTTGAATGATATTCTGAATCACGTTCACATCCAATATACTTACGATTACATCTTTCGGCAGCGATTGCAGTTGATCCAGAACCCATAAAAATATCAAGAACAGTATCATTTTCATTTGTATAAGCACGAATCATTTTTTCTAAAACTTCAAGATTTTTTGTTGTAGGATGCCATCCACAAAATTCTTTTGAAGTTGTATGATTATTCTTTTCCCATACGCATGTTGGTATTGTTCCTTGTGTATGATCCTGTCCGGTTCGGAGATTTTTCTTAACTTTACGTTCTACACGAATATCATTATCGTTGAAAAGAAATACATCACCCTTTGACCAACAGAAAGCATATTCATGCTTACGCGCAAAGTTAATTTTACTGCGCCCACCCCAATTATAACTCCAGATGATCTCATTTTGTGGCATAAGCATCGGAAACTTATCGCTGATTTCTAACTTATACCGCAAGAATGTTTCTGTCTTGAGTGTTCCCCAAACAATCAACATGCGATTGGGTTTGAGTACACGAACACACTGGTGTGTCCACTGAACACACCAAGACAAATAATCATATTCATTTTTCCATTGAGAATCCCATCCCTTTCCACCATCAAATCCAATAAAGTATGGTGGATCAGTAAGAACCATGTCCACACTATTATCTTCGAGTGTTTTCAGATATTCTAAACAATCTTTATTTTCAATCATAAAAGTTCCTCCAAAGGTTGAAACCAACTAAAATCTTCTGGCATACCATCAATCACAAAAGTACCAGAATTAATACGCTTTCCACCATGTTGATTGTAAGTCCATTTGCCATTTTCATCTTGTACTTCTAAGTTAGATTTTATCACATCTTTAGTGGCACCGTAAAATTGAATACGATCAGGATATACAGCAAGAAAACACATCAAATCATAGTCTTGAGATGTACGAATTTGCTGCCAACGAAAATGTGTGCCTGTACCCCAAAGTAGAGAACTTTTAATTTCAAGTTTGATAAGATTATTAATGATACGATCATGATCTGTATTTTTTGCTTTACTTACTTTGTAACCATTTTTCTCTAGATATTCTTCAACAATTATTTCAAAATATTTACCCTTTTTTTTGCTACTCATTTCCTTATAAACGAGAAACTTAGAATTAATATATGGATGATTATCCCTATCCTTTAGTGCATTTTTGTGACTTTCATAGTTAACAATTTCTTCGGCAAAAATCATGACTTTTAGTTATGTAGAGAATTTTATAAAATAATCGACATTTTTCTTATCATTTTTGTCGAAATTGAGTTTGCGAAGTAATGCTTGAAGTGCTTGTCTACGATCCTTCAGTTTTCTTGGCTTTAGTTTTCTTTTTGGATCTTTACCACTATTGTGTTGCCAATTTGGTGTACTCATTGATCTACTTGAAATTCAAATCCATGTGCAATTGCCTGTAAAATAATATTCTCATAAGAATGAGACATTAGTTTAACATTTTTTGAATAAAGAAATTCTTCTGCATTTTCAGAAACAATTTCTAATTGCTCATGAGACAAAGAATCAACACTATATTTTTGCATAATAACTCAAATTCACCTTTACAGAATAGAGCATTTTACGAAAAAAATCAAGCATCCTGTACCAGTTAGTTGACTGTCACATCATTATTCTGAATTTCAGTATTTTTTTGAGCATAATACTTTGAGTCTTGTTCTTGATACTCTACATAAAGCGCATTATGAATATCCAAAAGGCCATCAATCCAAAATGCCTCAGGATATACACCAAGTTCATTCATCAATCCACGATGACTGGTTCCCTCTTTTTCTGCCTTACAGATAATATAACAAAGTGCTTCCACTGCCTTATACTTATCTTCGGCAGAAAGCATATGATACCATCCCACAGATTTTTCAATACTTTCTTGATGTGCTTTTTGTAGTTCTTCCTGCATCTTCTTTGTTTCTGGTGAATTTAGAGACTCTAACAAAGTATGCTTCTTTGATTGTTCCTCTTGAAACTTGGGAGAATCAATCAGTTCTCCTGTAGAAACTTCATTCATTTTTTATCTCCCATCATCGAATCAAGTTTATCAAACAGTGCATCAGTGCTAATCAAATTATCAATTGATAGTATCATATCAGAAATATGTTTTCCAACATAAGGTTTTTCCTGTCGGGCTGCAAATGCAAGTGCATTTCGCAAATGTGATTCTGCTTCTCTCAAACTTTCTTCAACTGATTGGCTCAATGACATCTAAAATCTCCTCTGACGTTTCAATACAATAATTAGGTAATTTTGATTTTTCAGCAATAAAGTGCCTGCATATAATACTAGCAGGTTCTTTTGGTTTCGTCAAGTTTTTATAATGACAATCAATAAATGAACCACATTCCAGAATGGAGTAAAGTATTCCCCACATTAGCAATCGCTAATTGTAAGTGTCTTTGTTATTTTGTGCATAGAATATGTTCCATCACCATTATCTACCCATTCTACAGTATCTCCTTCTTGAAGATTTGCTGCTTCTAACAAATCATCTGGAAATTGAATGTAATAATCATCTACACCTTGCTGAACAGGAAGTTTCCACTTGACTACTTTATCTTCTTTATCATGTCCCCAAGATTGCATAGAAGATTCATAATATTCTCTTTCTTCTATTGCAGCATCATATAAATCTTTTTCAATCACTGTTGAATTTGGTTTTACATAACCTTTCAGAAGATTGAAAAGTCTTTCTGATTTTTGATAATGTATCTGATGGTGCTCTACATTTGCTGCAACATTTTCTATGATTGTATCATAGATTTTCTCGGCACTAATATTTTCTTCACTTATTGCATCGTGCAGAAATCCCTCAAGTTGTTCAAGTGTATGTTCTGCGTGATTGAAATGAATGGTCATTTGTTGTCACCAATAATAAAATTTTCAAGAGTTTGCATTTTACTTTTAAGCATTTCAATATCAACTTTAAGTTCGTGCAACACATTAGTTGTCTCTATATTTTCCTCTTCAAGTTTTGCGAGTCTTTTTTCAAAAGAAGGTTTATAGCACTCGTTTTTTATCATATCTAGTTTTAGGTCTGATTGTTAATAGGTTCAATTCCAAGACTTGCAACCACTTCTTGTTGTTTCATAAAAAGTTTAAGTAAACCTTTAAGTGCATTGCGAATCTCTTCAATATCATCACACTCATCTATTTCTCTTACCTGAACATGATATTGAAAAAGTTTAGATGTATTTATAAGAACAATATCGTCGGGGTGAATATTCATATGATGATTCAGAGTTTTAGTATATTTAGGTTTTTACCAATTCATTAAATTAAAAATATAAGAAAGTCCCCAGTCTAATGTATGATGAGGAATATCATATAAGTTATCAAAAAGTATTGTTCGTGCCTTAAGTATTCTTTTTTTACCGATTGCATTAAGATTACAAACAGAGGCAATCATAAACTCTTCGTAATCTTCTTGTTTTTGTTGTTTAAATCCAGAAATATAAAGTTCTCTTACTTCTTTCATAATCTTTTTGGTTTCTGGTGCAAATGTAATCACCTCATCACCTAATAAAATAGTTTGAGTTTTCATACATTTCATTGAGAACTTCATTGCTGTTCTGGTATCTTCTAATGAAAGTGCATCAGAGTTTTGATTTCTGTGCATATGTTGTATCACACCATTTGTGCATTCTATCAGTCTCAAAAGAGCAAGTTTATCTTGTTCTTCATCAGGTAATGAGTTAAATATGGTTTTCCAATCTTTCATTTTACCCTAAAAGTTTTTTGAGTTTTTCTAAATTTTGAATCCACCATGGTGAATTTGTTTCTGGAAATTTATATTCTTCAAAATACTTTGCATTTGGACCACATCTACCACTTTCTAATCTTTCAATAAAACAAAAGTTTATCTGCTCCTTACCAGTCACGACAGAAACTTTATTTTTAATTTGAGGACAAATGCATTCGTCATATATTGCCGACCTATAAAGAATAAATGATTTATAGTAT